CGGGAATGTGTGGGGCGTGAAGAAAGCGACCGTAAGCAAGCAGTGCGTTTTCATCTGCTCCTACCTGGGACTGCGCCCCAGCCGCTACATGCGCAAAGAGGCCGCCAAGGAGAGTTACCGCAAATCCAATCGTCGCCCGCACAAAATCGTATGAGCTACGACATTTGCCCAGCGTGCAACGGCCCGACTTACGAAGCTGGCCAGCCATGCAATCATTGCCGCATTCAAGCTGTCGAGTGCGCTGTAATTGCCGAGGGAATTATTCGCGCCTGCGCCAATCGACCGGCTGAGCCTGCGCCAACTCTAACGCTCCATAAAACCGACCCCCTTGCTCGTCGGTTCGCCCGCCGCCTTCTCCCCTTTCTCAAATCATGAAAAACGCCACCAAGCCAAATCCGAATTGGAACCGATCGCGCCGTAAGGCCCACGACGCCAGGCTACGCCGGCGGAGCGATTGGATGCGACCGCTCCAGGAATCGCACCGCCTCACTGGGCTCAGCCGCGAACTGCGGCGCCGCTCCGCGCTATTGAAGAAAGTGCCGGCACCAAAAGAGAAAGCCAAAACCTCCGACCGCCCGAAGGAAAAATTCTCAGTCCGAGTGGCCCGGAAATTCCTCGGCCTGTTCAAGCGCCGCGCTGTAACCGCATGAGCAACGAAACCATCGATCTAACGGAAGCGTTTGGCAAAACCGGCGCCAGCTTCACCGGGCTGGAATTGAAGCTGCCGGAAACCCTCACCCTCGAGGACTGGGCGGCCGTCGGCCGCAAGCTGGTGCGCGTGGACCAGGTTACAAAGTGGTGGCTGGGTGATTGGGCGGCGTTCGGCCTGCGCAAATACGGGCAACTGAAGGAATTCGCTGAAGCCAATGGCATCAATTACGGCGGGCTCCGGCAAATGGCGTGGGTGAGTTCCAGCGTGGAATTGTCTCGGCGCCGAGACAATGTTGATTGGAGCAAGCACATGGAAGTCGCCGCGCTGAAACCTCGGGACCAAACGAAATGGCTGCAGAAAGCGGCGACGGAGGAAATGCCCCTTGCCGAACTGCGCCGCCAAATCCGCCAGAGCCAGGCCACCAAGAACGCGCTCGAATCCGATGGCCCCACCATTAAGTTTATCAGCCGGGCCTGTGACGACTTGATTCACTGGCTCACGCGGCAGCCGGCCGACTTCTGGACTACGGACCGGAAAGCCATCTGGCGCAAACGCCTCGAACCGCTGGTGAAGTTTTACGAGCGCCTGGCGTGAGACCGATTTGCTGCGGCAAGAAAGCAAACGACTATCGCGTGAGTTACGGCCGCGGTGGTACCGAAACCGGTTTTCATTGTCGCATCTGCAAGCGCATCCGGATCCCGTCGGGCCAACCGTTGGACCGCAGCTACATGGAATCTCTTGATACCGTACGCCTGTCCGGTATCGCCTTCGACGCCACACTGTAGGCCTGTAGGCCGGTGCGGCTCGCACCGGCTCGCACCGTTGACCCGGGGCCTTTCACGTATGCACTACAAGAATGGCCGCGAAGCTGCAAATGGTGACCCCGTGGTAGCCAGGAATTACGCCGGGCGCATTGTGTCGGGCACCGTTCACAATCTCCGGGCCGGTACCGCCACCTGTAACTGTGATCTCGTCGTTGTGATCCCTGGCGGCACCATGAATGAGACCTGCCGGACGGTCAGCGAGATGTATCACGCGGAAGACGCCTTCAAAGCGCTCGAACCCGCCGAGGTGACCGTTAAGTCGAGTTGACGAATTGACACGCCGCCTCTGGCGGAATGGCCATCAATTACTTTATCGGCTGGTCGACGGCCGAGCTCGAAGCCGAACTACGCGCAGCGCAGGAAGACCTGGCTGCCGGCAAATCCACCATTGCGGCCGGAGCAGGGGACGCCAACACCCAAAGCCGCATTGAGAAAACTCCGGAGGAACGCGTTCGGATGATCCTTCGTGAACTCAATCAGCGCGAACCGGAGAAATATCCCATCGCCAATGTGACGGCCATCACGACGACCAAAGCCGTTTTCTCGTAATGGCCACCAAACCTTACCGCATCAGCGATCGGCGCAGCGCCTCGGGCTACATCAGCCCCAACACGCTGATTCAAGCCGCGACACAAACCACCGACCGCAAAGAGGTGCCGATGCTCGATGCCGACGTGCATCGCACCATTAACAGTTTCGGGCGGCGCGTGCTGATGACTCTGGGCCGGCACATCTTCTGGAATTTTCCCGCCATGCACGGCGCGATTAAGGAACAAGCCGATCTCTCGGTCAGCTCCTACATCCCGCAATACACTGGGCGCAATAAAACGTGGGGCGACCTCGCGGAAGAATGGTTGTTCAACTGGCATCAAATCATGGACCTGGCCGGGCCGCCATTCGATTACGACAGCTTTGTCCGCGGCAAGGTCATTGACCCATTGGTGGACGGCGAAAATTACACGCTGCTAACCGAAACGACCGATGCCTACCCCATGATTCAAGTGATCCCCGCGCACCGCGTTGGGGGTTATTACAGCAAACCCACCGCCGAGGTCCGCTTCAGTGGAACGCAAATGATCATCGATGGCGTGGTGGTGGAAACCAACCGCCCATATCCGGCCGACGGCGAAATCAGTTTCACCGCGCAAATCATCGATGGCGTAATTGTGGACCAATACGGCCGCGCCCTGGCGTACCGCTTGAACGACGATTCCACGAACGGCCAGGAATACCGCGATGTTTCCGCGCGCAGTTTGTTTCCCACGTTCTGTCCCAACGTCGTCGGCCAGGTTCGCGGCTTCTCCGGCCTCGCCTCCAGTGTCTTCTCGATGCAGGACATTAAGGAGTGGAACGAGTTTGAAATGCTTGCCCAAAAAGCTTTCAGCACCCAGACCCTCATCGAAACCAACGAGACCGGCGAAGTGGATACCGCCAAAGCGATTCTCTCCGGAGCAGCGGAATTCGATGAGAATAATAAGAAGACCGCGATGGACATGCAGAAGCTCGATGGTGGGGCCATTCGTTATTTCCGCGCGGGCACCGGCAGTAAGATTCAGGCATTCGATTACGACCGGCCCGGTGCGCAGTCGCAACGGTTCGTCACCGAACGCTTGCGCGATGCCTTCAAAGGCACCCAGTGGGACTTCTTATTTTCCCTCGACCCGCAGGCAGTCGGCGGCGCGCCCATGCGCGCGATCATTTTCAAAATCAATGCGCGCATTCGGGAAATGCAAAAGCCCGTCGGCAAGGCCTGCAAGCGCGTGGATGGTTTCGCCATCGCCAAAGCGATGCAACGCGGCGAGCTCCCTTGGGACGACGATTGGTATATGTGGGAATACCAGGGCCCGGGCGAAGTGACGGCCGACAAGAAATACGACAGCGACGTCGCGCTTCAGGAAGTCTCCCAAGGTTACAGCACGCGCAAAATCGAATGCGCCCGGCGTGGTTTGTATATCGAAGAGGTGGACGCGCAGCGCGAAGCCGAAGCCGATTCCGATCTGGAGCGCGCCGGCCGGCTGGCAAAGAAACACGGCATCACCATCCAGGAAGCGCTGGTTGTCTTACGTCCGCCCACCGTGAACCAGCAAATGCTCCAACCGCAACAAGCGGCGAAGACCGAAACCAATCCAGAGCCATGAAATTCCTTCGCATAATTGAGGCAGTTTACAAACACCCGCTGCTTATCACGGAAGCGGGACACGCCACCATCGACTCCGTGTTGCGCCCTCATTTGGCGGCCGCAACTCTGCCGAGAACATCGGCAGATTCTGGATTCAATTTTTGGGGAGAGAGGCTACCGGAAACCTACATCGTAAATAACATTGCGGTCATCCCAGTGTTTGGCCCGCTCATTCAGCACGCCTCGCTGATCGACAAGATGTGCGGCGCCACGTCCTACGACTGGCTAACTGAGCAACTCGACCTGGTGCTGCGAGAACCGGAAGTGGAGCAAATCATTCTGCATTTCGATACGCCCGGTGGCCAGCGCGTCGGTTGTGCCGAATGTGCCGCCCGGATTGCGGAGGTGGCCGCGAATGCGACCAAACCAATTTACGCCTACACCGATTCCCAAATGTGCAGTGCCGGCTACTACCTTGCCGCTGGTTGTAATGGGATTTTTTGCAGCGGGTCGAGTTACGTCGGGAGCATTGGCGTTCTGATGGGTTTTCTGGACGTGAGCGAGGCGCTGAAGACGGCCGGCATTAAGGCGGAATACATTGTCAGTGGAAAATACAAAGCCACCGCATCTCCCGGCACCAGCCTAACTGATGACCAACGAGACTACCTTCAAGATTTGGTTGACGATGCGTTTGGTGAATTTGCGGCCTGGGTGAAAACGCATCGGGACCGGGTGCAGGATGAAACCATGCAAGGCCAGGTGTTTCATGGGTTGAATGCCGTGCCCGCAAATCTGGCCGATGCCATTTATCCCGACCTCGAATCGCTCGTGATGGAGCTCTCGGAAAAGCCGATGTCCAAGCGCCGCGTGGCGCTCAGCGCAAACAATCCATCGGAAGGTTAAGGCGCTCAATCGTTGACATCGCCGCACCATCGAAATGAATTTGAAATTTCTTGGTATCGGCAAGGCCAACGCTGAAATTGAACGCCTCGAAAAAGCGCTCCTCGACGAGCAGGCCAAAACTTCCCAGTTAACCAAAGAGCTGGCTGATTCCAAAGCCGCGCTGGAGAGCAACAGTTCTGACCTCGTTGCGAACTCCGAAAAAATTTCCGCCGAACTGAAGCAAGCGCAGTCCGATTTGGCCGCCGCGAAACTATCCATTTCCACGCTCACCACCGAGCTCGCCACCACGAAAGCGACCATCGCCGATCCGAAGGGGAAGATTGAAACGTCCGCCTCGCAGAAAGCTGCGGAGATTACCGCCAGCCAAGGCCAACCGGTTCCCATCAAAACCGCAGCGCCCGCCGGTCCGGGCAACGCCAGCAACACCATGAAGCGCGTCGAGTTCGAAGCGCTCGCGGCGGCTGACAAATCCAAGTTCATGCGCTCCGGTGGCCGGCTCGTGGACTAACCGAACCAGATTTTACCAACCAGACATTTTTGATTTATGGCAAACACTCTCACTAATTTGATTCCGGACGCGTATGCCGCGCTGGATGTAGTCTCCCGTGAACTCGTCGGTTTTATTCCCGCCGTCGCGCGCGATTCCCGAGCGGACCGTTTGGCCATCGGCGAGAGCCTGCGCTCCATCGTGGCGCCGGTGAATTCTGCCGGTGGCAACATCACCCCCGCCATGACTATTCCCACGGCGGCGGACCAGGTGATTGGCAACAAAGCGTTCACGATCACGAAGAGCCGGTTTTTCCCGTTCTCCTGGACGGGCGCGGAGCAAGTGGCCATGAATGCTGGCCCGGGTTTCCTCACCATCAAACAGAATCAGATTGCCCAGGCGTTGCGTGCCGCAGTCAATGAAATCGAAGCCGATATCGCAGTGGCCGCCAAGAATGGCGCCAGTCGGTTCTTTGGTCCTACGCCCGGCACGGCGCCCTTGCAGGCGGATTGGGCTCAAGCGAAGAAAATTCTCGACGACAACGGCGCGCCGATGAGCGACCGCCATTCCGTTTTCAACACCTCGGCCGGCGTCTCGCTGCGCAGCACCGCGAACTTGTTCAAGGTGAATGAAGCCGGCGACAGCACGATGCTCCGGCAGGGTTCACTCGGTACCCTTTACGGTTTTGATTTGCGCGAATCCGCTCAGATTCAAACCACGACTGCGGGCACGATGGCCAATGCCACGTCCACCAGCGCGGCGTTTACCGTCGGTCAAACCGTCATTCCCCTGGCTACGGCCGGAACGGGCGTGGTGGCTGCCGGCGATATCATCACCTTTGCCAACGACACGAACAAATACGTCGTGGCCTCTGTCAGCTTTGCCGGTGCGAACCCGGCTTCGGGCGATAGCATTACGCTCAACGAGCCCGGCCTGCGTATTGCCCAAGGCGTCGCAACCCGCGCCATCACCGTCGTGGCCACGTCGGCCCGTAACGTTGCGTTCAGTCGTAATGCGATTGTCCTCGGTACCCGTTTGCCCGATCTCCCGATTGAAGGCGACATGGCCATCGACCGGGCGACCATCACCGACGACCGCAGCGGTCTGTCCTTCGAGCTCGCCGCGTATCCCGGTTACCGCATGGTGACCTATCAGGTGCTCATCAACTGGGGCGTCCTGGTCGAGAAGCCTGAACACATCGCCGGCATCATCGGTTAAACGCCGTAATGACGTCACCGCGCACAGCATTGCGGGCGGGTCAGGTTCTCACTGTCACGGCAGACGCCGTAAGTTCTGGCTTTGCGATCCGCAGCGCTCCCTCGGGCAGCACCACGGCGTACCCCGCCTCGGAAGTTGCGGCCAGCGCAACCGTTGTCATTGGCCCGTTCTCAACCGACCGGCAATACGAAATCGTTTCTCTCGCCGGTCAATTGAATTACACCATCAGCGATGGTGAGCCGACGGCGACCAGCGCCGGGTTGGCTGCTGCCGTAAGCGACGAAACGGGATCGGGCCCGGCCGTGTTTGCTACGGCCCCGACAATTACCACGCCGCTTATCACGCAGCCCATTGTCGCTGCTGCAGCGGATGGCGCGGTTTCCATTTCTCCCGTTGTCGTGGTGGCCACCAAAGCCGGCGTTTGTGCAATGACGCTGGCAGCACCCACAGCGGGGCAGGCTGGCACCATCATGACGTTTGTTGCCGGCACCGCCAACGCGCACACCTTGACCGCAACCGGGCTAATTGACGACGGCATAACCGGTGGCAGCAAGAACCTCGCGACGTTTGCCGCTTTCGTCGGGGCCAGCCTCACGCTGATGGCTTACAATTTGAAGTGGGTAGTGCTTTCGAAAAACGCCGTAACAATATCCTGATATGAAAACTCGTAAATCTGCCGCTCCAGTAGTCCCCCCCGTCGCCGAAGCTCTTGGTGAAACCGATCCCGCCAAGGCATTGCTAAACCCCGATGCGTCCGAACCGGTCAAGAGTGCCGTGGAAGTTGCCACAGACCTGACGGAGAGCGCTGCACCGGCGAAGCCCGTGCTTCCGAATTTGTTTGTCTGGTCCGGTTTCCAATACGGCTGTGAGGTTATCGAAAAAGGTGTTTCCTTGTTCGTGCCGGCATTAGCCAACGGCCAGCCGAAGCCCGGTGACCTGTGCACCGTGGATCTCGGCGAGGGCTCTTTCTCTCCCAGGAAGGTCCAAAGCGCGAAGGAACACGGCGACCGTTTGGAACTGACCCTTGTGTCCGTCTGATAATCGTCTTCGTATTGCCTACCCGCTGGCGCAAACCGCCAGCGGGCTTTTTATTCCCAGGTTGTTCACCGCTTAATTCGGCGGACTTTCAAAATGTGCCGCCGAATTTCACCTTTGGCACGCGAACTCACTGCGCCGTTAATTCGGACAATGGCAAAAGTTTATTGTCCCAATTGACTCGCCGCCTCTGGCATGGGAATCGCCAGAGATATCGCTCGCGGACAGAAACACCTGGAGCGTGCTTTAGACCGTCCTTCGTTCAAATGGAAAGGCACGGATTATCCGTGCACCTTCGCGTCGACCAGCGCCGAGGATGCTTTCGGCCGCGGCGGACTCGCGCCGGCTGACAGCGGGACGCTTTACGTTCGTCGGGAAGTGCTGCCACCGGACGCAATTCCAGACTCCAAACAAGAAATCATCGTCGAGGGGAAAACCTTCACCATCGACCGCGTTGCCACATTACCTGGCAAATCGGTGCTGAAAATTAACTACCTCGATCCGAACCGCGGCGCGTGATGCCCGACCACTGGGACCAATCTCGTTTCGATGCGTCGCTGAAGCGTTACCTGGAAGTGACGCATAAGAAGACGTTGCCGCAGATTCTAAACACCAAGGGCTTTTTTATCAGTCGCGGTGCCACCCGGCTTACGCTCAAAGCTGACCGCTCGCGAATCGAAGCCAGCCTCGGCCGCGTCGTCACCGCGAACCAGGTCACAACCAACAAGCGCACCGGCATAAGCCGAGTGAGCAAACGCAAGCAGCTCGTCATCGCCCGCAACAATAGTCGATCCAGCGCACCGCTCGCAGCGCTCATTCTCCAAAAGCGGACCGCGAAGTCGGGACACCGCAGCCCGTTCTACGGAAAGAAGCGCGCCGCCGGCATCGCGGCCATGAATCAAAAAGTGCAACGCATGATTGGCCTCCGCGTCCGGTCGCGTTCATTTGTCGCTTCCGGCTGGATCCCGTCGATCAAGAAGCTCGCGCCACTGGCTTCGCGGTCCGGAGCGCCAGCAATGGACGAAAGCACTCGGCAATACGGCCGGGCCAAGGGCGATGCCAAACCGGCAATGCCTGGTTGGGCGCCACAGGTGCAGATAACCAATCTGGCGTTCGGCAACAAAACCTCCCCAGCCGGACGCGAGCGGGGGATGAAAGTGGGCACGCGAGGTCTGCAAAGCTCCTTCGACCAGGAGACGCGCTCGATGGACAAATTCACCGAAGAGAAGATGAAGGCCGACGCGGACCGGTTTAACCAGGAACAGCGATAACTTTATTTACGTCTGGACGTAAATCACAAACGCGATCCGGAATTGTCCCAATTACTTGACGGGTGAAATAAGCCCTCACTTATTTCTTGTTGAGCCTTGACGGCCCGTGCGGCTCGCACCGTTGACCCGCCTCCGGAGGCGTGGCTTATTCGAATCTCCTTTCCAAACTGGACCGGGCCATCGTCGCCTATCTCGTCA